CACAGGCCCGAACGACAATAACGACTTCAGGCAGGCAATCAGCGATTGTCAGCGGATCGTATCGATGCGGCTGGTGCGGCGGATTCATCCGGAGATGTTTAATGTGATTGGCGAGGTGGAACCATGAGCAAGTTCATAAAAAAAGCAGAAGCCATCGATGCGTACCAGATGACGCTGGAACGACGCGGGCATGTTTGTCTTTGGCCTGAATGGCTGAAAGTCGCATGGAATAAGAAAATAACGGCAGTAAACTCACTAAGCCCGATCGATTATCCAAGTTCAAACGGTAAAGATAAACTCGTGACACACACCGTTCATGGACCAGTGACTGTTGATTGGGGAGACTGGATCGTCCGAAGAGCTAACGGCGATTTGCATGTGTGGAAGGATTCTATTTTCGCTTTGACTTTCGAGGCCGTTGATGAGCATTGACCAACCACTTTCGCAGCCGCAATACGACGCTCTCTGCTCTCCTGCTGACTGGCTTTTGTACGGCGGCGCTGCAGGGTCCGGGAAGACGCACTTTCTGACGCTCGATCCATTACGTCATTGCCAGGGAGTCCATGCGAACAAGCACTTCCGTGGCGCGATCTTCCGAAGAACGTATCCGCAGATGACGAAGTCAGGTTCGTTGCTCGATCATTGCACTGACATGTACGGTCAGATAGGAGGATTTTTTAATCACACTCGTAGCAACTTCACATTCCCATCTGGGGCCAAGATGGGCCTGTATGCATGTCAGTACAAAAAAAATCTCGAAGAGTTCAAGGGCAGTCAGTTCGATGCGCTTTACTTCGATGAAGTCACAGAGTTTCCGTTAGCATATGTACAGTTTTTGTGGGGACGGTGCCGTTCAAAATGCGGCATCAGACCAGTCCTTAGAATGTCCTGCAACCCAGATTCTGATAGTTGGCTTGCGAAGTGGGTTCACTGGTGGATCGATCAGTCCACTGGACTTCCGATCAAAGAGCGTTCCGGCGTAATTCGGCACTTCAAGATCACAGGCGAAGTAGTCACTTGGTACGACCAGCCGCAATACGAGTTGTCTCGTGAAACTGGATTGATGGAATGCGTCACCACCAGTGGAACATTCATTCCCGGCAGCCTTGAAGACAACGTCTACCTCGACCGCAAAAAATACCGTCAAACCCTCGAAGGTCTATCAGAGCAGGAACGCAATCGCTTCCTCTACGGAAACTGGAACGAGTCATCGAATACTGACGTTGAATGGGACCGCACCTGCTTCGCCGACGTCTTCATCGACATTGACGATTGGCCGTCGCCAGACACGCTGCCAAACACGCCCATCGTCCGCATGTTTGCCGTGGATGCCTCTAAAGGCAAAAAAGAAAAAGAAGGCGACTACTCATCAATCTGCTGCGTAGCACAATCCACGCAATCAGACATAAAGTACGTTGACGCCGATCTTGCCCGTCGTCCCCCCGGCCAGATCGTCTCTGATCTGTTCCTGTTCTGCGATCAACCGCATCACCGGATCATCAGCGGCGACTTGATCGGGATTGAGACACTGCAATTTCAGGAGTTGTTCCTGGACATGATCTACAGGTACGCCGCAGACAACCCCGCTTACGCGCTCAGCAAGTACCTATCCTCTGGGAACATAATCATCCCGGTAAAAGACACGCTACCGAAGCCACTCAGGATTCGCCGACTCGATCCGTTCATCAAAGGCCACCGTCTGCGATACCTGAACAATCCCGGCACATCGCTACTCGTGCAACAGCTCAGGAACTTCAATGGGATTCAAGAAAAAGGGAAGCACGACGATGGTCCAGACAGTCTGGACATGGCCACACAGTTACCGCGTCATTTAGAGATTTACTGGGAAGAACGGAGAAAAGGGAAATGATAGAGCGGCACGCATCAATGTCAGAGCAAGACTGGCTGGAGATTAAACTGGGAGCAAGCGGCGCTTACACTGGCACAAGCGACGATTTCCCAGCACTTGCGGCTGCGATCTGCAAACTGAGAGGTCGTCCGCTTGAATACAGAATGTCAGCAGCGTGGCTGTTGGGATTTTGTCGTGGCGTCATGGAGATGAAGCAATGAGCAGCGTCTGCTCACATACTGTATTAACGAAGGGACTTAAAATGGGTGCGAAGAAGAAACTGAAGTCAGTAATCGAAATTCAGGTGAAAGTAATTCAGGCAGAAAGGCAACAAAATAGACATCTGAATTTTGAACTGGATGCAGAGAAAAAGAAGCACGCACCGTGCAAAGCGGCGGTCACATCACTCAGAAAGAAGCTCGAAGAATCGAAGATTTCATGTGACAAACTGCAATTTACAGTGCAGACGTATCTTCTGGCTGAAAAGAAGCATCCTCTTCGCTGGGCATGGATGAAACCAAATCGTGATGGCCTATGGTGGTACGCTGGATCGGACATCAGCGACCCATCGCCTCGGAGAACGTGGTTCTGGGCATGCTTAGGAGGAAAAGATCTTGAAGAAGTCACCGAAGGTTACTGGTGCCGAGTTTCTGATATTCCTTATGTAAGTCCAGGTTTGGAAATTGAGGAAGAACAATCCAATGAGTAAATCCGGATGCAAGAAATGCCGCAAGAACGACCCGGAATCGCTGATTGACTGGCACATCCAGACACAGTCGTACCTGTGTCACGCCCCATCGCCGGTCATGCCGATGTATTTCGAGACGACCCGTCACTTTGGACAACTGGTACAATTCCTATGGTAACAACGAAGAGATCCGGCATGACGGGAGTCTGCTGGAGAGAGAAGAACAAGAAGTGGCGAGCGTACATCAGGATTCAGAGAGTCCTCATACACCTCGGGTACTTCACGGAACTTGAAGACGCGAAGATCGCCCGTCGAAAAGCGGAGACCAGAAAAAGAGCTGCAGATTGCCAAAACGCCAGAACAACGGTAATCTCCACCCAGGAGATCACTAATGCTGCGCGCGAACAACCGTATCCATGATTACGCATCGGATTTTGAAGTAGAACAGACACGCCTGTCGATCTCGGCAGCGAAACTGGCACACAACATCCTCGAAGAGCTAACCGCAGACTACGGCACTCAGAATAACGGCGATGAACTGCCGCACGGCGGAGAAGAGCCGTACGACGCGAATCTGGGATGCATATCGGTAAACAGCGTCATGGTCCTCGGCGACTCTCTGTCCAGAGTCTGCTGGGGGTCGAACGCGATGAACAACAGAGCGTATTACATCGCCGACACAGGCCACGTCGTCACGGTGAAGCCGAAGACTGACGGGTCATCCGCAGCGGCCGACCGCGTCCAGAAGTTCCTTGAACTTTGGATGAAAGAGAACGATTGGAAGTCACGGCAGTCGGAAGTCAGCCAGCGACTCGACCGTCACGGCGAGGTGTTCGACACGATCGTCTACGACGACGACGGGATTTTGCGAGTGAACTTCGCAGAGCCTACGGATCTCGACGAAGACCCGACATCAGAGTACGCCAACGTGGACCCGGAGACCGAGAAGAAGAAGTACATCGAGCTTCTGGGTGTGCGCCGGACGAACAACCTGCAGTACAAGCCCGTCGCATACCACATCGACGGAAACTGGTACGACGACCTCCGCGTAAAAACGCCGATGGGATCACTCCCCGACCTGCTGCCAGAAGACCGCACGCTGATCCAGCATCGAAAGCGGAACTGCCTCGCAAACGACCCCCGTGGAGTCACGATCTACTGGCCGGTGCGAGAAGAGTTGATCTGGGCCAAGAAACTACTGTCAAATCTGATGCGAACGTCAGGGTTCCAGGCAGCGTTCGGCGCGATCCGCACAATGATGGCTGGATCTGGCGCGGACCAGGTAAAAAGCTGGCTCGGCTCGCAGCAGACAGGCGGCGGAGCCACAGGGCAGAACGAAACTTACGACTTCCCGTCCCCCGCAGTCGTCACCGTACCATCGACGATAAAGTACGAGTTCCCGGAGACAGGTCAGGGAGCCACGAATCACATCGAAGTGCTGACATCACTGCTCCGCGCGTGCGCAGCAGGACTCAGATGCCCGGAATTCATGCTGACCGCAAACGTGAGTGAAGGTAACTTCGCATCGACGCTGGTCAGCGAAGGACCGTTCCACAAGGGAATGACGTTTGAGCAGCACCTCATGGTCCGGGAAGACGAGCGGATTCTGGAGCAGGCAGTCAGGTACGCAGAGACTAAAGGAGATCACGACCTGAAGGAAGGCGACTGGGAAGCGGTCATGCTTGAGATAAAGCCACCGAGAGTGCAGACACGCAACCGGAAGGAAGACTTCGATGTGAACCACGAACTTTTCGACGCTGGACAACTGTCAGGAAAGAGTTGGCTCGCCTCAGAAGGTCGCGACTACGAATCAGAGCAGGCACAGCGCAAATCTGAACTCGCAGCAGAGTTGGATCTGCCTGCAGGCAGCATCCTCGCAAAGCAGCAGACAGACCCCGGACCAATCACAAAGTCGAAAACAGACCCGATGGCCGAAAAAGGAGTTTCCAAGGTAAATTCGAAAACTCGGAAGTAAATCCAGTTGCACAGAGTCGATGAAATCAATACAACTAATCCATATAAGTGAATAAATGTCAAAATGTCATTATGGCAAAAGGACAGAATGATGGGTTGCAAGAAATGTGGAAGTAAGAAAACTGCACCGAGGCCGCAGCCTCCTGCGAAGCCTGCCGACGTGAAAGAATCTAAGTGAGCGTAACCCAGGACACAATTGCATCTGAAGACGCCTTCGAATCAGTTGGTCTTGCCGACGTTGATGCCGAAAAGGGCATCGCCGTTGGAGTGAAGTTGCTCGGTCTTCGGTCGCGTAACAATAGGAACTACGACACACCGGGTGTCCGGAAGACAGCGATCAGGCATTTGTCTGGCTCTCGGGTTTACATCAATCATCCAGCCAAGGCGACCGACAACCGGGACTATCACGACAAGTTCGGCGTTGTTAGTGAAAATGTAGAATACCGCGAAGGCAAAGGCTATTTTGGAACGATTTATTTCAATCCACAGCATGCCGCCGCAAGTCAGTTCGTGTGGGATATCACACACGCCCCGAAAACAATGGGAATGTCAGTAAACGCATCGATCGAGAGTGAAAAGCCTGTAAAAGGCAAGGACTCTGATGTGAATGCGATCGAATCGATCAGGTCAGTGGACGTTGTCACTAATCCGGCTACTACGGATGGTATTTTCGAAGAACACATCGAGGAAGAAGAAGAAATGGCACTGACACTCGAAGAAATCAAAAAGCATCCAGAACTGATCAAGTCAATTCTGGAAGAGCACAATTCTGAAGCCACTGAGCAGGCTGAACTCATCGCTGCGAAGAAGTCCGCGAAAGACCTGCAGGATCGTTTGGATGCCATCGAATCAGAGCGAGCCGCCGAGAAACTGACGGCATCGCTGACGACCGAATTCGCGAAGATCTTCGAGTCTGTTGAGATTGCTCCCGACTTGATGAAAGAGGTTGTTGAGTGCGCCTGCGAAATGGCGGAACCACAACGCAAGAAGTTCGCGGGAGTCATGTCGAAAATGTCTCCGATGTTCATTCAGGTTCCTGATGACGAGGAAGAGGAAGAGACATCTGCGGCACCTGCGAAGGAAGAAGTCGAAGAAAAGACTTACAGTCCTGGCCGAAAAAAGCCAAAGGCTGGATCGAAACTGAATCTCCTGAGTGCAATGGGTCTGAAGTAAACGAACGCATCACGTAAGTTTTGTTTTTGAATTTTCCGGAGTAATGAATCATGCCAAATTGCCTTCACGCGATGCATCAGTATGGGAATGTCCCGTTGCTTTACGCAGACACTCAGCCAATGGAGCTTCCGGCGACTTTGGTGGATATGTGCGAAGGCGACTTCCTCGGTTCGGACACGGCTGACAGTCGCCTCGTTGCAAAACTGATCAGTTTGGATGTAGCATGGGACACGAACCTCGCAACAACCCTGCTGGCCGCGAAGCTCGCGTTTCAGGGCGTGAACCTGGTGCAGGTCGATGACGACTCCTGTGCCACACGTCCGAACACAACGACGATTGCTCGGTATCGTGCAGGCAGCACGTTTACTCGTGCCTACGAGATTGTTGACGCAGCCGGTGCAGCCGCGCCAACGACATGGGTTCGCGGACAAGGATTCACGTTCGCGAAGAATCCAGCGAGCAACGCTCTTGTGGACTCAAAGATCGTGAAGTCCTCTGTGGCCGGAGCGATTGTGTTCCGCGCTGTGAAGGATTCCGGCCCCGACAACGTGGCATACGCGGAAGTCGAATTCGCAGCGTAGTTTAGAAAACTTCACTTCTTTCTGTTCATTCACTGTTCAGTGAAACTTTTGTTGAGAGAAAATCATGGCTAATCGTTTGCTGACAGAGAAAATGCTGAAGGAAGTCAAGAAGCATCCAGTGGAAGCACTGGAGCAGGTTGACATGATCCTTGGCGACCCGAAATCCGGTTACAACTGGAAGGACATCGACTTCGTCGCTTGCCTGGAGCACGACTTCGGCCCGAACTTCCGTGGCGTGATTCAGGGTGCCAAAGACGACGCGATGGAAGCGATCGTCACATCCGGAATCTTCAACAAGATGGCACAGAAAGCCATCCGCTTCGGCCTGATGGAAACTCCGAAAGAGGAGTACATGATCAGCCGACTTGCAGGCACTGGTCCTCCACGCGGCGAGTGTGACGAGTCGTACCGAGACTGGGGTGTATTCAGCGACATGAAGTGGCATGAAGTCGCTGAACTTGTTGCGGCTCCGCTGTACGGTCTGGCCACTGATTACCTCGACCACCCGAACGGACGTCCCGGTGGTCTCGGCATGGCAGTCACACGCGAGGCACTTTGCAAAGATCCAAATGGATTTTTCCTGAAGTCTGTACCGAAGATCAAGGACGCTCACGACGAGAAGCGTGAGAACGATCTGATCGACGCCATGATCGGTTACAACACGGTCTATAACCGTTCTGGCACCGAGTACAACATCTACTATGACGACGGCACCGTGTTCACAGACGGAGCATCAGGTCCGTGGGTGAATTCGAGCCCAACATCGATCGTGTGTCCGGAAGACTTTCAGGTGGTGAAGAACCTGACCTACGACATGGTGGATCTGGTTCATGGACGGCCGAACGGGATGGACACGAACAACCTGGACGTCATTACCAGTGACCTGATGCGAGATCAGATCAATCCATTGCTGAACGCCACGAGTCACGAAAAAGATGTCACCTGCGGAGCCGGTGATTATCATTTCTTGATGACACCAGAAGTGTCGAACGGAATGACATTCAGCCCGATGGCATACAAGCGTTTCGCAGAGCGGATTGTTCTGAGGTACGGGATCACTTTGGCTCAAGCTAAAGACTGGATCTGGATGGGCAAGTTGTCGGAATTCGTGAAGTGGGTTTATCAGGTTCAGCCTGAAGTGCGAAGATGTGCGCTGGGGTCTGATGAGTGCCGCAAGCGGATCGTAGCGATCTACGACAGCTACTCACTCGGCTATGCGTACATTGAAGACCCTCAAAAGGGGATCTTACTCACGAACGGTTACTAAGCGACCGCAGGATAAATTGTTTATGTAAGGGGCGACGTCGAGTAATCGTCGCCGCCCCTTTTTTGTTGATCTTGTAACGAAGGAACAGTCATGGCAGCGTCAGGAAAAATGTGGGCATTCAGAATGCCAGGTGGACCAACCCGCGTCGTGAAGTCGCAGGTCGATCTTTCAGAGCCCAAAGCGAAGGAGATCTATGCAGGATCGTTCAGTCACAACGCAGCCCTGTGTCTCAGGGGTCCGGATAAAGACAAGGACTGGCCACTCTGTAAACTGATCGACGACACGGAGTTCCAGAAGGACTTCTCTCAGCTCGCCAATGTATCGGACCTGACCGGGCTGATGCGAGGCGTCATTGAAGTTGACGCGAAAGGAAAGATGGTCCCTCGTGTCTGGGCACAAGAAAAGAAACTGAAGGGACTCGTCGCGCGTCAGATGGCCGCGAAGAGAGCCGTGAAGAAAGAAACTGTTCCTGCGTAATTGGAGATAGCCGTGGTCGCTGGATGCCTGTCATGCGAAGAACTGGAAACGAAGATCTGTACTCTCGGCGAAGAGATTACGGAATTGAGTTGCACCACGCTCGTAACGAAAGAAGGCGACACGACATTCGACAGGACCGCAGGACTGAAAGCAAAGATCGAAGTCCTGAAAATGTACAAAGATCTGTACAAGGACAAGAAATGCGGCGCACAGTCAGATCTATTTGAGTTCGTGCATGTGCCATGTGTCCAGCCATCGACCTGCGTGGGATCTGGTTGCAGAACCACTGTTCCACGCATCAGAAACATGAGGCGATACAGTGGCCGTTGACCTCACATACGAAGACCCATGCTGTATCGACAGAGTCTGTGGCTGCGACGAGTGGCTCAGTGCGTTTTGTGATTACGAGACCGTCACGCTGGACTCTTGCGGAGTTGAGACGGAATTTGAGTTTGCGAGATCGAGCGGAGTCAGCATCGAGACGGCGAACCCGAACATCGGTATTCATGTGTCAGACAAAGTGTTCCGTATTTCGATGGCGGAGCACGACGTCAACGTCACGACAGGCGCAGTCATTACGGACTCGGAAGGTACAGAATGGCTTGTATATTCCGCGAGGTATCTCAAATCGTTCTGCGTTCAAGTGCTCACAGCGAGATCAATCGCGGCGTGCTTTACGCTACTGGACAACGTGGATATCTTCGAACTGTACCAGTCGAAGGACTGCGACGATTGCGAGAACAAAACGGCAACGAGACGAGTCGGAAAAGTGAAGGGCAGCATTACATCACAGGCTGCGACTTTGACGTCTAGGAATGACAGCAAGGATCTGGTCTACAGTTTCACTGGAGACTTGGTTCGATGGCCACTGAGCGGCCGGCCATCGGCGAATCATCGGCTTAAAACTAAGGAAGGCGTGTTTCGGATCACGAGAGTGAATGACGGCGGGCTACTTGTTCCGTATCGAGTTGGATTGGAGATTGACAGTGCTGACTGCTCGTGTAGTTGACCACCGTGTCAGGATTCAGGAGATGTTGAACGCAAAGATTGGCGATGCATGCGCTGTTGCAGCGGAAGTTCTCGCGGTGGCTTACAGGAGGGCTTTACAGAAAACAGAAGCCCCACCACATTCGAAGCCCGGAGAAATACCACATGCATATTTAGGGTGGAAGCCCGGAGGATTCAGAGTTTTGAATGATAGTGATTCGTCTGAAATAAATAATCCTGGGCAGGTAGCATTTCTTTCTGAGTACATTGACTCATCGCCGACAAAAAAAGGTGACAGCGCGGTCGTCGGTTTCTTACAGGCACCGCACATCGGAGGACGGGACGGGAATTACCTTTTAATATTCGATCAGACAAATCGTCCATGGACTGGACCAGTGTTTGATGATACAAGAGCGGAGATGAAGAAAGAGTTCATCGCGTCATTGAAAGTACCGTTCTAGCGAAGGTAAAAACATGGTCAGGGAATTTACAGAAACTGAAGAGCGTGAGCAGTTAATGGCAAGGGCTTCTATTCAAGGATTTGACACCGAGGCATCCTTGCACACCTTTCAGAAAGCATTTTTGGTGGCGTACCAAGAAGTTGAGAGGAAATGGGAGATAAGAGATAGAAGGTGTGAGATTGAAGGGGTCGTAAAGTGACACGATACATAATTTTCGGAGCAGGAAGTCCCATTGAAGTTGATGCGTATCATCCGGAGATCGCGGAAGCGATAGTTGTGGAAACATTCGGAGTGAAGATCGAAAATTTGGTTTGCGTGAGGAAGTGCGATGTTATGCTGTCTGGAGAGCGCTGTACTTGATGCTCTTCGGGCGCTGACCGCGACTCCGATAAAGTCATCCAATCATTTCGACGGGCAAAGAAAAGGTGATCTATGTCTTCCGTACCTAGTACTTAAGACAGGATCATCTGGAGGACTGAGGACTTCGTCGGGGTATTTCCCTTCGCAGTCAGTGGAGTTCAATGCTTATTTCAGCGATCAGGCTGAAGGCACAGCGAAGAGTTACAAGACGCTTGTGGAAGCGTGGCTGTTCGCGAAAGGTTGTTTGGATCTGGGAGTCTGTGGATGCTTCTGCATGCAGGGGTTTCCAGTGTCGTCGATTCGTCCGGCTGTCGCTGGGACGGTGGTTTACAGCGTGAGTTTTAGAGGTTTCTACAAGCCGTCCGAGGAGTATTGATATGGCGTTTGAACCAGGTGAATTGTGTTGTTCTTCCGATGCGTGCGTATTGCTGGACACAGCAACATCTTACGTCACAAAGACGTGGGACTTGATCCCGCACGTCACACAGATCTCAACGACTCAGACGGCGACGACGCCGAAGTTGGTCACCAGTTCCACAAATGGCCAGGAAATCAGTGCTTGTGGTACAGTGTCGAACGTTGGGACACTCGCAATTGCGTGTCACAGTGGGAACCAGCCCAATCTTCTATGCATAAATGGGGTTTACAGAATCCGCTGGTCTTCAATTTGTGATCGTATTTGGAATTCTGCGACTGACGCGCCTATCGCAGACGTTTCTGCGGGGCCGCACTTCGAGGCGACGATCCGAATCACATCTGTTCCGTTTGACTTAAACATCGCTGGGAATCAAGCCCAGATTTACAATTACGGGTTCGACATTGTTAAGTGGGTCACATACCCGGATTGTCAGGCAACTGAAGATACTGAAGCAGCTTAATAAGGAATTAGCGAAATGATATCAGTCTCTGTAGGCGGCACAGAGATCCTGATAAAGGCGAAACGACTGCTCGACTACGTCGATAAGTTGGACTTTATCAAGATTCGGCGTTCACGCCCTTGGGATCTGATCCAGGGGTTTCCTCTTGACATGGTCGAAGAGAACTACAGGATTCTCGTCGGCATTGCCATGCGTACCGTGTACGCGAACTCATCGTCCGTGTGCATCGAAGAAGAGATTCTCTTCGACAGGTCCGAAGAGGGTTTCTATTACGAACTCTGGCGATGTTTACCGAAGCGCAAGAACCCCGGCAAGGGCAAGCAACCAGACGAGACGTGGAAGAACGGCCTGAACCGCGCGAGGCTGCTCTGGGAGAGTGCCACAGACGAAG